AAAGGGTTGAGATATACCGAGTTTATATCACCAATGATAAAAGCAATACAAGAATTAAAAGCAGAAGTAGATGCTTTGAAAGGTGAATAGATTGGTTTTAATTAGAAGAAAAAAGTTTTAAATTTAATAGGATAATTATATGGCTACAGAACAAAAAATTACATACCAACCTTTCGTAACCCCTGGAATGAGAGCTCTTCAAACTGGTCAAAGAGCACAAACTCAGTTTGGCACACTTGCAGATATGGCAGGGTTACAACTTGCTAAAGATATAGCAATGGAAGATAGAGCACAAGAAAGAGAAAGACTTAGATTAGCTGCACAACAAAGAGAAATGTTGAAAAAAGCAGATAGAAAATCTAAAAGAAAACAATCATCTCAAGCTATCGGAACTTTACTAGGTTCAGCTATTGGAAGTTTTGTTCCTGGTGTTGGAACAGCAATAGGTGGAGGTGTTGGAGGTGCTATTGGTAGTTTATTTGGGCAACAGGGTGGTTCTGTTCCTAGTTTTGTACCAGCACCAACAGGAAAATTTAGAAGAAGTAATTATGAACAATTAGTAAGAGACCAAGAGTTTTTAGGAGAGCAAGAAAAAGCTATTAGAAGAGCACAAAAACCATCAATAGGTTCTTTTTTACTAGCAGGTTCACAAGGTTATACTATGGGAAAAGGAATAGAATCAGGTTTAGATATGTTAAAAAGTGCAAACATAGGAGAAAGATTAAATATGCTTCTTAATAGAGGGCAAGATAAAAGAGGTGGTATCGCATTGAATCAAGGTTTTAAATATAATATAGTTCCTGATACACTAGAGTTTACCACATCACCTTCATGGTTAAGCCCTGTTGAAAAAGACCCATACGCAAATGCTTTCGGATTAGGTGTGGATTTTACTTTTGACAATGTTAAACCTAAAAACAATTCTATGCTTTCACTTACAAACAACCCAAATCCCACAAGAGGAAACCCCTTTCTTTTTAAGTCAAAATAATTATGGCAGGAATGACAACACCAACACTTTTACAAATGGCTCAAGGCTACCAAATAGGTGGCTTTGTAACAAACCCTATGGGTACAACTGATTATTCTCAATATTTTCAAGATATGAACCAACAACAAGTGGAGCAATCATTAAATATTCAACCAGAACAAATGACCACACCCCCTACACCTCCTCCACCAAGCCCAGAAGGTGGTGGTACAGCAGCAACAGGAACAGATTACTCAGACCCTACAGCTATTGCTGCATCATTAGGTCTTGACCCTTCACAATATAGTGAGTATTTTACAGCAATTACACCTGAGATGCAAGCAGCTACACAAGAAGGAACATATGACCCATTTTATGCAGAGCAAATAGAACAAATAAGAGGTGGAATTGAAGGCAGAACAGAAGGATTAAGACAAAATTTATTACAAAGTGCTATGCAAGCACAACAAGCAGGAGCTGCTAGTGGTTTTGCAGGAGGAGCAGCAGGTGGTGCAAGAACACAACAATTAATGAGACAATCTGCTGAACAACAACAAGCAGGTATAGGTAGACAATATGAAGCTCAAAAAATGGGTGTGCAGGAACAGATTGCAAGTAGAATTGGTGCAGCTCAAGATGCAATAGAAAGAGCAAAGCAACAAAACATAGCAACTGCTAGTCGTTTAATTGCAAGTGGTGCAAATTTTCAAGGAGCAACTTCACCACCTACACAAGGTGCTGATGATTATGTAGACTATTCAGCTATGACCGTTGACGAGTTTGTAACTGACCCAAATGTATCTAATACAACATTTCAAAATCCTTATATAGAAGAAAGATTTGGGCAAACAGGTGGTGGTGGATTAGGAACATTTGATGCTTTGTCTGCTGATGCACAAAACTATATGGCAAATAGACAAGGTTATGAACAAACACAATCAGGTCAACAATTTTATAATGATTATAGTGGAGGATAGTAATGCCAGGACATGATAGAATTAGATTAATAGACCCAGCAAGTTACCAAGGTCCATCTGCTTTTGAAGGCTTAGGTTCTTTGTTAAATACAATCAACACATTTGCACAACAAGAAAAAGCAGAAGAGTTAGCAATAGAAGAAAGAGATTATCAAAGAAATCAAGATGCTTTAGCAATAGAAAGAGCAGATAGAATAAGAGAAGAAGATGTAGCTTTTAGAAACCAGCAAAGATTAGATGAGATAAAAAGACAAGATATGGCAGATTTAATAGAAGCTGAAGAGAGAGAAAGATTAATCACACAACAAGAAACAGCAGAGTTAAGAAGTCAATTAAATGCCATAGAAACAAATCCTCTTTATGCAAATGACCCAACTGGTTTGGCTCTTGCTATAGAATCAAATGAAGCATTATCTAATTTGCCAGAATATGCATCAAGACTAAAATCATACAAAACAATAGGTGTTGCAAATCAAAATTTTATAGACATATCTAATAGACTAGGAGATGTAGAAAGTTATACAGCACAAGAAGGAAGAGATGTGTTGCAACAAGCTATAAAAGCAGGTGTTTCTGATGTTATTATAAATAGTATAAAACAAAAAATAGCAGACAGAAATGCTTTAGATAAAAATATACCAAATACTGAAGGTTATAAACTTTTAAAACAAACTTTGTTAGCAAGTGATAAAAAAGATTCAGATGGTAATTTGATATATTCTCGTGGTACAGGAGTGTTGAGTGATATAAGTGGGGTAGAATCTAGAGCTTTAACTCCTGCTGGTATAGACGAATTAAAAAAATATGAAGCTAATGAAATGCAAAAAGGTGCAGCTACAGAACAAAGAGCAGAAGACTTAACTAGAATAATTGATGATTATCCTGAAACATTTCAACAAAATGGAAAAGTATTTGCTAAAAGAGGTGGTGAAACAATACAAATTGGAAACATTAAAGAGACCACAGAAATACTTCCTGGAGCAGACAAACCTTTTGATTTTCAAGATAAAACTTTTACATTTGAAGCTGTTGCTGATTCAATAGGGGAAGGCACTTTAGAAGAGTTTCTTGCTGACCTTGATAGTAATAGAGTTGTAGATGTAAAGAGAAAAGAAACTCCTTATACATCTAAGACTTTAGCCCAAGCACTTCTTCCAGGTGAGATGACACCTGAAGAAAAAAGACAAGCAGATATTTCTGCTACTGGTATACAAACTGCTTTTGCAGGTAGAGGAGCAGCTTCACCAGGCACTCAAGCACTAGGAACACTACTGTCAGGAACTCCACCAGAAATACAACCTTTAGATACTGATGAGCAAAAACTTAATGAAACACAAAGGCTTTTATCAAGTTTATTTACAAGCTATGATGGACAAAAAGATGTAACTGGACAGCTACTATTTGATACTGATGACCCAGCTACAATAAAAAGAGAAATTAATGTTTTGAGACAAATTATTCAAGGAAACAAAAGAAGTCTTAGAGGAAGAGAAGCTAGAAGAAACCCTCAAAAAATTTCTAACTCATTAAGAATCTTAAAAGATTTAGAGAATAAACTAATAAAGGGTGAAGAGGTAGATGTTACATCATTTATTAATCTTATAGAGAATTAATATGTCTTCTTTTAATTTTGACTATTCTATCTTTGATGAAAAGAAAGAAGGAGCAGTTGAACCTTCAACAGCAGAAAAATATTTCCCAAGTGTATATAAACTATTTGATGAAGATAAAGTACCTAACTTTATAAAAGAAGGTTATAACAGAAGCATTGAAGGTCTTGCATATCAAGCAATGACTGGTAAGAAATTCTATGATGTTGGTAATTATACACCAGGACATTTAGCAGATATAGGTGCAACTATTGTTTCTTTTGTTGCAACTCCAACAGACTTAGCATCCATGGTTTTAGGTGGTGCTATAGGTAGAGCAGCATTACAACCAGTTATGACAAAAGCTGCAGGATATATGTTTAAAGCAGGTGTTCCAAAAGCTATGGTAACTAAAGCAATTCAAAGTGGAGCAAAGGCAACATTAGCAAAAAATAGTGGTGTTATGTTGTCGGAAGAAACTGCAAAGTTATTAGCAAGAGATGCATCTGGGGTAACAAATTTAGCAAGAGCATATGGTGCAAACTTAGGGGCATCTGTAGGTGGATTAGGATTTTATTCAGGTTTACAAAGTGCAGCAATACAAACTGTTGAACAAGATGATGTCAATGCTTTAAAAGTATTGTATGATGCAACTAAAGGTGGATTGACAGCTTTTGGTGCACAGACTGCAGCAGCAGGATTAACTCCATCTATTATATCAAAGTTAGGTTTAAAAGGAAGGTTTGCAGAACAAGCAGCAGTAAAAGGTGTAGAAGCAGGAGTGTTTGGAACATCTGGTGCAGTTTATGAAACATTAGAAGGTAGACCTAGATTACCACATCTATCAGATTATACTCATGCTATAGGAGTTATAGGTGCTCTTAGTGTTCCAGGTGCAGCAAAAGCAATTAGAACTAGTAGTAGGTTAAAAAAGGTAACTCAAAAAGATATTGAAACTTATGGAAGAGAAGCAGTTGAGCTAGATTTAAAAGCTCAAGAAAAATTAGACCCTGTAAAATTTGATGAAACATCTACAGCAGGAAGAAGAAAAAAAGGTGAAACAAAACTTAATGAAGTTTTATTAGGGGACAAAACTAGGGTCTTTATGTTTAGTAAAGATTGGAGACTAAAAGGTGCAGATAATAAAATAGATATTTTAGTAGACCTAAAAGGAGATACAAACTTACAAAATGGAAGACAGTCTATAGTAAAGAAAGATTTTTTAAAAGCCATAGAAGGTAACAAAATAAAAGAATCATATTTTACAGATTTTGGTACACAGCCTAATACTAAAATAATAGGTATGCAGCTGCCGAGTGCGAATAAATATGAAACAACAAAACAAAAACAAAGACTTTCTGAAGCTGAATTGTTAAGCAAAGAGTTAGGTCAATCAAAAGAAGAGTTTAATTTAATCAAAAAAAAATATGAAGGCACAGGTAATTTAGGGATTATGTCTTCTAAACAAATATTAAAACATTACAGATATGAAAATGCAGTCAATACATTTTTACAAACAACTGGAAAGACTGATGCATTTAAAAGAACTGTAGCATATTATAAGTTTCCATCACCACTTGCAAAATTATTACCAGAAAAAGCATATGACGCTTTAGTAAGACTAAAACCTGTTGAAGACAGATATTTACACCCAAGTAAATACTTTGCTATTAAAAGATTTCAATCTTTTCAAGCAGACTTTCAAAGGTTTAGAAATGAATATTTAAGTCCTTTTAAATTAAATGGAGAGTATCAAAGTATTATAGGTAAAGCTGGTATATATGAATTAAAAGGTAAGAAAGGTAAAAAAGAAAGTGGTTTAGCTTATGATGTTATGAGAAAAGATGTTATAGGTAAAGATGGAAAAGTTTATAAAGGTGGTAGAAATTTAGATAAAGGTGTAGAGTTTCAATTTTTAGATGCTGCAGGAAAGCCAACAGGACAATCATTCAAGTTTGAAATATTTAGTCCAAAACTTTATAGAACAGCTATGGATTCTGTTTATAAATTACATCAAGCATCTGGTATAAAAGTTGAAAAGTATTTAGAATCATACCTACCTAATATGTTTAGCAAAAAAGCTCTTGATGTTTTACAAGGAAACATATTAAAAATAGCAGACAAATTAGGCAAATCACCAGCAGAGTTTAGAGAATTAATGCAGGTAAAAAATAAAACTGCAAACCAACAAACCAAAGACAGGATACAAGGTTTAATAACAGAGTATTTAAATGCACCAAAAACTGACCCAATGTTTAGAGAAGCTATGAGAATACTTACAAATATAGCTGAAAAAAATAATGTAAGTAACCCACAAATACAAGCATTTCAAAGACTATCAGATATTTTTTATACAGAACGATTAGGTAAAAGAAATCCATTTTTAGAAAAGTCAAGGAAATTTGAAATTCCAGAAGAACTTTTAAAGCTAGAAGGTTTTATGGAAAAAGATATTGCTCATATTTCAGGTGTATATTTTAATAAGTCTGCAGAAAGAATAGCTTCAGCAAAAAACTTTGGACCAAAGGAAGAGTATATAACAGGAGCAGCAACAGCATTAACAAACATAGGAAGAGAAGCTGATGCTAAGTTATTAATACAAGCTCATCAAGCAGCAACAGGGAAAATAGAGTATGACCCAAAATATAATTGGGATATAAATACTAAAAATTTATTAAACGATATGACTAATATACAAGTTGCAACAAAAATTGGTTTAGGTTTTTCTGTGATACCTAATATGTCTCAAACATTTATTTCAACTGCTTTGAAAACTGGGTATGGTCCTATACTAAATGGTTGGTTAAAATATAAAACACAACCAGAGTACAAAAAATTAGTTGACTCTATGGCATTTGATTACAAAGAAATATTTAATGCTGGTTTTGGAACTGATGTTGGCAGTCGTTCAGCTACAGGTAAGTTTGCTCAATTTACATTAGAAAGAAACTTAGGTGTTGGTTTTATTAAAAATTTATCATTCAATAAAATAAATGAAATAAACTTTAAAACATCTCAGATAGGTGCAATCGAATATTTAAGAAAGCAACAAGACATTTTAAACAATAAAGGTATAGAAGGCTTAAGAGGAAAGGCATTTCAAAGGTATAGAAACAAAGCAATAGAAGAATTGAGAAATGCTGGTATCAATAAAGATACTAATATAAACTTATCTAAAGAAAAAGGCAAGACTGCATCTAAAGATACTTTAAAAAAACTACAGACTTATAGTTTTAATTTTGCAAAAGATTATCAATTACAAAGAAATGTTTTAAAAGACCCTTTGTTTATGAACGACCCAAGGTGGAGACCATTTACATTGTTTAAACGCTTTGGATACAGGCAGTTTACTTTACTGCAAAGAATTATGAGAGAAGAAGCTAAAACAAATCCAGAAGTTATCCTAAGATTAGGAGTTGCAGGTGTTGCAGGTTCAGCTTTTGTTTTACCTGCAAGAGAAATGTTATCTGATTTATTTTCTGGTGAAAACATAATGTCCACAGATTATACAATACCTCAGATAATTTCACAGTCTTCAAAAGAAAGTCCAAATGAAGCTATCAAACAAATAAGGTTTGATGATATTGTAAATTCACTTGCTGCAGTTGGAGCTGCTGGTATGGTTGGAGATATGCTAGCTTCAGAAAGTCCTACAAGATTAATGGACCAATTAAAGTTTCAGTTAACTCCTGTAATGATTGACAACCTAAATGATATCTTTACTCTTACTCAAAAGTTTTTAGAAGATGTACCTGAATTTGGAATTGCTGGAGCAACAAGAAGAACTCCAAAAAATATAGCACCTATTATTGGTGGAGTTGGAACTAGGTTAGGAAAAAGATTAGAGACAGATAGACAAAGAGCAGGAAGAATTAAGTCTATTAAATCAAGAACTGTATCAGATGTATTAGATTTATTAATTGCAAAAGATACTGTAGCTGCTAAAAGACTTATCAGACAATACAATGAAAGTTATGGTTATGTAAATCCTATAACTTTTGATAATGTTTCTTATGATAAGGTAAGTAAAAAGTATATTAATAAACTAATTAAAAGAAAATACCCTAATTTAAATATTTAATTTAATTTTTTAAAAAAAAGTATGTCTAAAATCAACGACATTTAACTTTCTTTTCTTTTTTAATACTAAGATAGGCTATACAAACAACTGTTCATATAACCTATTCTATACACCTTAAATTAAATATGTACTTTTAAAACGGTAAATCAACCTCTTCTTTAGGTTTTGACTCTACAGGTGGGGGTGAAGGTACTCCAATTGGTTTTGCACCACCTTCTTCAGCATCTTTTATGACAACACTAAGATAATCATTACCATTTTTATCTTGGTTTATCCAAACTGCCACATCTCTTTCTTCACCATAAAGCATTTGCTTTTTGTTCGTGTACTCTGGTTGGTTTTCATTTTGTTTATAAGTGTTTTTGAACACTCTTACTGTTTGTTTTTCACTCATTAGGAACTCCTTGTTATTAAATTTTTACAGGTAGTGTTGGGATGATGAGAACAAAGGTAATCTCATCTGGGGTTTCCCTAGGCAATATATGAACCGTTTAAACACCACCTGCTTCTTTATTTATATTTACCAATGCTAACTTCTTTAAAAGAAAAAATGTATTTGCAGGTAAAGATATCATTAGTGCACCTCTATCTGCTCTAAAAAAAACACCCTCTTCTTCTTTTTCTGGCATAATCCAGGTAGGTATTGTCTTTCTTCTTTTACATCCATAAAACTTAGAATCTATTTCTACATCACCTTGTTCGTGTTGTGCTCCACCTCTATCTCTATTGTATGCTTCAAAGTCAAAATCCTTAGCCAGATTTACTACTTGTCTTTGTAGTTCTGCTCCCCTTTGTCTGTTCCTTCTTCCCATTTGTATTTTTTGTGGATTCTTTTGCTTCATTTTTTAGCACCTCTAATCTTTCTTTAACATACTTTTCTAAGTTTGCTACATCATCTTTCATTTCAATATACATTCCTAATGTATTTTTTATTTCAACAACTGTTCTCTCTAAAAATCTTACATAGTTGTAAGTATCTACAGAAAATTTACCAAGTTCTTTTATTGTGGGTTTTCGTTTATTTTTGACCATAAATTTTAAATTTGTTTAAGTATTTCCAATCAATTACATAGTATCTAAATCCATTGTCATGGTATCGACCTGTTGCAAAGTTGTTATTAAGTTTCATATCCCTGTATAAATCTTCAAATGGCAAGATAACTGCAACTTGTTTATTAAAGTCATATGCATAAATCATTACAGGTAATACTTGCATCCACCATTCATAACTCTTTAAATCGTTTTCTTTAAGTTTAAACTCATCATTAAACCCTTTAACTTCTACAAAGGTTGCTTCTTTATTAATGGCTATATAGTCTGGCATAGCCCTAAGTTTAGGTGGTATCTTTACAAATAAGTCTTTAGGGAATGCTTCATTCTTTTCATCAAAACCTACTTTTTGATAATAGATGTTTCTCATTTTAAAAAACTCTTCTGCTTTTACTTCAGCAACATTCAAGTTCTTATCATTTCTTTCATGATATCCTTTAAGTGCATCTTTTAATTGAAATAAATCACTCATCTATTCAAACAATTCGTGTAATAATGTAAGTGGAAACAGTATTCCTCTTGAAGTCATATCATCACCACCCTTTACATTTTTACATATTTTACCTTCTTTTATTAATCTTTTTAAGTTTTTCTTTAATTTTTTTGTTTGCAAAATAATAGTATTATAACCTTTCTCTTCTGTGTATAAGTTTATTACCCACCACTCTGCTTGTGTAACAGCCAAACCACTAGATTTTCCTCTGCTTTCATATTCAATATAAATATTACCTGTTCTATTCCAAATATCTATTTCTGTTTTTATTTCTATTTCTGTTGTTTCTTTAGAACAAAGAGAAAGAAAGTGTAGTTCACCTAATTGACCTTTGTTTAAACTTACATCAAACTTATTATCATTATTTAACTTGATTTGTTCTCCTTTTCTTTTATTAAAAGGTCTAAATATTTTCTTGCTTTGTATAAATCTTCTAAACCGTTTTTATATTTATACCTAACAATGTATTTAATAATATTACCTTCACAAAAATCCAAACACCAACTTAAAATAAATTTAGTTACCTCTATTCCTTTTGTATAATAATCTGGATTAATTACATCAAGAGATTTTTTATTACTCACACTTTTCACAAACCATTTCTCTTTCTTGTAACGGATTTTCTATTTTTACCTGTGGTAAATTTGGTCTTGTTTTATCAAGGTTTTTATTTATTTGATAATCTCTAGCACCTTCTAAGATTTGTTCAAAGTCTTTTATTAAAACATCAAGGTCAGTAAGTTCATTGTTTTTATCATGCTTAGTAATTTTTAAAGATGCTAATGTTTTATTAAGTTCAGCATAACTAAGTTTAATAGTTATAATACATTCATTTAAAGTTTTACTCATTAGGTAAATCCTCACCTGCATAGATATATAAACCTAATCCAAACAATGCAATATTTTTAGTAAGACATCTTTGTTGTGATGTGTTAATTTGAAATGAATTAACTTCCATCAATGCTCTATTTCTATTATCTAAAACAGGGTGTGTAAATGTTCTTTTGATACCATCTACTTCTACCCAAGTGCTAACATAAAAACCAGAAGGTGTTTCCATGTAAGGTCTTTTTTCTGTTACACTTACACCATCTTTCTTATAAGTTCTTTCATATGTTTCAGTACCCCATGTTGCATTAGGATATTTTTTTAACAACTCTTGTACTGCATATGCCCAACTTAAATAGTTAAACATACCTTTCTTTTCTACATATTCATTAACATTTATTTTTGATAAAGTGTTATAAACACTACTTTTTTTATTTGAATTATCAACCATCTTTGTTCTCCTTTGTTATTTCGGTTGGTGAAAGTTCTGCTTTACAGCATGAAGACTTTCCTTTTGTTTCATATATTGTCTTATAATATAAGTCTTTATTACATTTAGAGCAATAGGCAATATAGTTACCACCTACACCTTGTTTAAACACCTTTTCTTTTTGTTCTTCTTTTTCTTCTTCTGCATCAAAGTTACCATTGATATCTGGAAACTCTGACTTGGCTTTTCTGTGTCCTATTTTTTGGTGCTTAGAAAAATTTATAAATTCTATTACTACATTCTCTTTCCATTTTAACATACCAACTTCTTCTAATTTGTTTAAATATCTTCTTGCTTTTTGTGGTGTAAAATCTTTAAATGCAGGAAATATTTGGTAATGCATTTCTTGTAAGTCTGCATTCATTCTTCCATGGTCATCAGTAAAAGGTAATAATCTCATAAAGAACCATTGCTCTCTCATTTCTAGTTTATTAAACTTAGAATCGTGTGATATGCTTCTGCTAAGTATTCTTCCTCTTGCCACTCTGAAACCCCTCTCCACAATAATCAAAAAAGTTACAATAATTACATTCCCACATATGAACAGGTGCATATCCTAGTTCAATATCTGGCTTACCTTTGTTTAATCGGTCTAATGTATCTAGCCAATATTGTTTTGCTATGTCTAAATATTTTCTGTCTACCTCTATCTCTTTTATGTCTGAGTCGTCCTTGTTGTAAAACAATAAACTTATCTTGTTTAAACGCTCTTTACTTGTTTGCTCATACCAATATGCATAAGTTGCTAGTTGTAAATAGTAGTTTATAGGTTCATTAAATCTATTTAAATCACCAGATATAGTTTTAAATTTTCTATGATTACAAGTTTTGATATCATATAATTCTTTATCAGATACAACTAGCATATCTAAAAATCCTCTTACATTCCATTCGTTTATTTGTATTTCTTTTTCAATGTAAACTTCTTTTTTCTTATCAATACATCCAAGTGAAATAGCCTTTTGTATATCGTCATGTACAATGTTTCCTAGTCTAAATAATCTCATAACATCTTTACTAAAAGGTTTTTCTTTTACCTTCTCAACATGACGATAGTATTGTTTTCTTATACATGAACCTGCTGAACTTGCATGATACCAATGTTCTTTACCATGATATCTTTTTTGTTCATTGTCTATTCTTTGTTCATCAATAAACTTGTCATATAGTTCTACAATATTCATTATTCTTCTCTAGTTGTATAAACATATATAGGTGTATAATCACCAACATAACTACCAAAAACATTATAACTTAAATGCTCTATTGCATCTACTTCACTTAACTCTTCTTGTTCCATTAATATGTCTATCATTTTTTCTATACTATAAACTAATATTTGATTGTTAGTAATACCAATTATTGCTTCATCAAATCCATATGCTTTTAAAGTTTCTTCATCATGCAAATCATAATTTAAAATCTTATTTAGCATTACTTTTTTTAGTAGTTTTTTTCTTTTTAGTTGGTGCTATATAAGATTGTTCATATGCTTTATCAGTTAATAATTTCTTTATTTCATTGCTTTGCTCTTCAGTTCTTTTGTAAAGTTCAAATATTTTATCCCAAATATCTGCAACATCATCATGCAATTCATCTAATTTTCTTTCTACTCTATTAACAAAACTCATACTCTCTCCTTAATTTGATGGCATGACTTTAAGGAAAAACACGAAGTAGGGAAACTAAGCAAAGCCATGCCAAAATTATAGACATATCTTAATAAGGATATGAACAAGATTATTTACGACCCTTTGTAAATAAATCAGATATGTCTATGTTAAAAAAATTATGGGTGCATTCAGGGGATATAACAAACAAAGGGTATCCAGAAAGGATAAGAGAATGCACCCATGTAATTACAAATCGTTTAAACACTCTCACCCTTTGTGTCTTTGAGTATTATATTTTGTAAATCTTGTATCATTAAATGTAATGAAGATAATTGTATTTTCAAAGATTGAATTTCTTTTATTAAAGATTTTATCGTTTCTTCATTGTTCATACTTTTCTCCTTTTATAATTTTCTTTGTGATAATTTTTAGCATAGCCAACAAAAACAAACCAACCATTACCATTTTTTTCTTTAATACTTTTTATTTCTTTTTTTGATTCATCATCAAACGGAAATCCTGTTGGAACTTTCCAATCTTTTCCAAAATGTTTGCTGATATCTCCTGTTTTTCTGCTCATTAAAGTTTATTCTCATATCTGAACCTATTAAGTTCTTCTTGTGTAGATTCAGCCCAAGATTTATAATTAGATATCTCTTTATTTTTTTTATCTACAATGGCAAAAGTTATCATAGTTTGTACAAACCATATTAACATTAGTAAGAAAAAATAAATATCAGTCATTTATGTTTACCTCCGTTTTTATATTGTTTGAATATGTTTCAAAATCACTTTTAGTCATTAGTCTGCTTTGATTAAAATGCTTTTCAATTAACACAAAGATTCTTGTACAAAATTCTTGGTGTTGTGCCATGCTTTCAATATCATGTTCCATTTCTTTTTGATACTGCTTTATAAGTTCTTTAGGTATATCATTCATTTCATATCCTTAAAGAAATCCATATCCCATGTTTGTTTATAAGGTTCGACCCAAGCAACATCTTCTTCTGAATTGTCATATCTAGGTGCAACATGGTCTCTTAAACATTTATCACACATACCTTCATTGTTAGTGTTTACTACTCCATCTAGTGGAATAAAACACTCTGCACATCTTACTTCTACTAATTGTTTTTTGCTCATCTTAACTCCTTTGTTAGTTATCAAATGTAATATACATATGATTATAAGTCAAATAATTTTTACACATTGTTTAAACACTATCTTTTTTTTCTTCATTATGTATTATTATTTTGTATGTTAACTCTGTTAAATGTTCTTTTTGTTCTGCACCTACTTGTTTATAAACAACAGGTGATTTTTCTAACCACTTCCAAAAAAAATGTAGTTGTCTTTTGTTTGCTTTTTCTATCCAAGCATCTTCTTTTCTTTTGGTTAATGTCTTTTTAATATTACCAATTAATTTCCATCTATCTATTTTCATGTTTTCCCTTTTTATTTAAACACTTTCTATTTTTTAATAAAATTAGGTAGGCAAAATATCTCTCGCAGGACATTAACACAATTAAAATAGCATTTATTTTTATAGGTTAATAAAATAGATTACCTACCTTTTTATTATTGATTAATCTTTTTTGTTATGTATTTCAAGATGCTTTGGTAATACATTTATCTTTTTTATGTCAGCAATATATTCTAATACTGCACCACTATCATCTTCATCTTTTGCAATGTATAATGGTTTTCTTAAGAAATCAAGTTTAGAAATCGCATCTTCTAAACCATCATATGCTGAACTTACTTCTATGATATAGGTTATTGTTTTACTCATTATTTCACCTCGCTTTCATCACTTAATTGTTTTTCTTTATTTTTCATCAATCATTCCTGGTATTATCCAATCAACAATGATAGTGGCTATAATTTTTTTGTCATATGCACTTAAAGCCCAATACCATTCATCACTACATTCTTTTAAGTGAACTGCTACACCTTCTGATAAATCAGGTGTATTATTTTTGTATGCAGGATAAGTCATCTTATTTTTTTTATCAAGAAAAGTACCTACTGATTTTAATAAAACTAAATCTCTCATAATTAAATACCTTTATTTACTGTTGGTTTAATTTTTTCTAACTCTGCATTATATGCCTTACATATTTTATGAAATGCTGAACGGTAATGCTTATCTACATATCCATATTTTTCTTCTAGTTCATCTATATCAAAGGATTCAACTAGTTCACCTAATTCATTAACATTTAAATCAACTTTCATTATTATCTCCTTTTAAGGTATTATAAGAATCATATATTTTAAAACAAGCCTTGTTAAATGGTTTTTTAAAATTTTCAGTTTTAATTAACACATCTCTAAACTCTTGTAAAAATTGTTTTAAATGATATAGTTCATTACCTTTAAATTCAATTTTAATTGATTTATCTTTTATTTTTTTATTTGCCATATTTGGTTTTTCTTTTTGTGTTTGCATTTTTAAATGCTCCTTTGTTTTGTTGTTATATATTAACATATAAACTATATATATGTCAAGTCTTTTTTTAATAATGTTTAAACACCCTTAAATTTTATTGAGTAGCAACAGGCAATGTTTTTGCACAACTCCATGTTCCTTCTCCCCAGTCTGGTCTCATTTACAAAAACAGACTGGGGAAAAAGTCTGATAGTCAGATTCCTCTTTTTTCTGAAAGTGCTTGGTTTTGTACCTAACTTTTACACCTTCCCAAAAACATCACCTGCCTTCTGCTTTACATGATGAAGACCCTCTTACACTTTGACCATCACCACTACTCTAATTTAGCAAGTATTCCACTTTAATTTTCTTACAAACTTTCCTTGCAATGAAAGCCCCTAGGTTTTATATCATTACCACATCTGCAAATGCCTTTGAAGATTCAGAAAATACCTTTTAATTTCCATGTGAGTAAAAGGTAAGATTGTATTTATCTGAAATGTTATAATTATAATAAGGTTTTACTTTTATTATATTTACCTAGAAAGAACTGCTAAATAATTTTTAATTTTTCAAAAAGCAATTGATTAATATTTATTTATTAACCTTTGTTTGTTACTATATATTAATATATAATATATATATAAGTCAAGTCTTTTTTAGAGGTCGTTTAAACAACCTCACATCAAGTTCAACTCCATATCTTTCAAGAGTTGTTAAAGCATATATTTTTTTATTCATTACTTAAAACAAATCCTAAAACATCTTCAACACTATTAAAAAACATTGAAAATAAATTAGGGTAACCTAAACTATTACATTCATTTTCTTTTTTATTTACATCACAAAACAACAAATAAAAATTATTATATTCCTCTTCTTTAAGATTTTTATTTATTTTATTTGTATTAGGTAAAAATACTTGAAAATATTTATTTTGTTTTTTAAAATAATAATTAACTGAATTACTAATATTATTTTTTTCTGAACTATCAACAAAATTATATTTATTAAATATTTTTATATATTTTTTATTTAACTCAATAGTTTTTTTATTCTTACAATGTAATTTAAACATTACTTCACCTCGCTTTCTATTTTATTAATATTCATATAATTACTTCGTCTGTGTGGTCAATAACCATTTTATAAGAAGCACCAAAATCTGTGCTTTCTCTTGCATCACAACACAATTCATGTATCCACTCGTCTTCAATCTCTTTATGAAATTTTTCTTTTTCAGAATCAGTCATCTTATTATACTTATCTTTTGTGATGTCTAATTCTTCTGTTGTTTCATAAGGAATAGATGCAGTAAATGTAAATGTTACTTTTTCATCACCTGTTTCTGTATCTTGTTCTAATAAATTACAATCATCAAACTTTTCATGAAGGTAATCATAGTTTCCCATAATCATCATATAGGATTCTTTATCTAATCCTAATTTGTTTCTAACTGATGGGTCGTACATATTATACTTACCACTTTTTTGGATTGTTAGAAATTTGTTAAACCATTCAGAAGTTATATCGTCTTTATTTTTAAATTGCATTTTAAATGCTCCTTTGTTTGTTATTTAAGTTTATATATTATTTATATATAAGTCAAGTTATTTTTTAAGTCTGTTTAAACAACCTCTATTTAAACCTTGAAGTATAGGGGGGAATAGACCCCCCCCATCTTCTGTTGTTATTTATTTATTTTTATTCCTTTCTATTGCTTCACTACCTAATTTATAGTCTATTTTTTGTAGTGTTTCAGTTATTATTTCATCTTTTTCTCTAGCATCTACCATATGTTTTATTGCTTCTTTTTCTAGCATTTCAACTTCTTCATGCAAATTACTAGTTTTGCTTGTCATGTGCCAAATGTGTATGGCATACAATGTAATTAAAAGAACATGACTTCCGTTTATAAAAGATAAGTCCATATTAATATTCTCCTTTTGTTTGTTTTAACTCTGTTTAAACACTATGTTTAAACATTGAGGAATAAGGGGGAATTGAACCCCCTCAACGCTCCAAGTATTCCTAGTTTTTTAATTCCTTTCTTTTCTGTTCTATTGCCATTTGGATTGCTTCATCATCAGCCTGTAAGATAAATTTAGGATTGTAAGACCCTTGTAATATCATACAAGAATGACAGACGATAGGATTTTCTACGGCACTTGTGAAAGATTGTCTTATTGTCAATGGATTCCCTTTTGAGTTGGTGCAAGCATCACCACATTTACAGACCATTTTTAACATTCTAGTGCTTTGTTTGGCTGTTGTTGGTAAAACTTCCTTGTGAGGAAATCTACCTATTGATTTTATAATATTATCAAAATAATCTTTTAGTTCTTTTGTTTCTGTTGTAGACCTCATTTGACCAGTTAATCCAACAGATTCAGCAATTTGTTTAAACACTTGATTATGACCATTTTTATTATTGTCATATGCATGAACTAACTCATGAACAAGCGTCCCTAATGCTTCCTTGCTATCATCAACAGCCCATGAAAGAACAATTTCATTAAAATTACCTGTTGAAACTCTTTTGCTATAACATACGCCTAAAACGGTATGTTTTGCACCTGTACTTCTTTGAGTATTACCAACTGATATTTTAATATTTTTTAGGTCTAAATCATATCCCTTCTTGCTGAAAATATCTCTATTGATAAAAAATGCTGATTTATTCAACCAATCTTCCCTTGTTAATTTACTAGTTACTATATTTTTTCTTTTTATTCTTCCATTAAATGTAAACATTGTATTTGCTTCCTTTGTTTGTTATTATAGTTTAATATATATTATATATATAAGTCAAGTTTTTTTTGATAGTGTTTAAACAACCTCTATTTTTTTACTTCTTGAAATAATAGTATTATTATATTAGCCATGAATCTAAAATAATTACTCGTAATTTTATCTTCTTGTTTTTGTGTTAATGTTTCATCTACTGAACCCATTTTTTTAGCAAGTTCAATAATGTCATAGTAACTATAAGGTATATTTATTGCTAATCCACTCAACCATTCTTCAAGAATATTTAACTTTGTATCTGCTAAAGTTCTTCCAAGTTTCCAACCATATTCTAAATTAAATCTATTAATTAAATAGTTTATTTTATCCTCTCTTGAAGTTTTTTTATTTATTCCTTCTTCAGTATTTAAAGAATCTAAAATAAAGTTTTTGTAATTTTCTTTATATTTTTTCTGTGATAGTTTCATTTTTTTTTCCTTTGTTTGTTGATATAGTTTAATATATATTTTATATATAAGTCAAGTTATTTTTTAAATAAGTTTAAAATTTGCTTTTCTATTACATGATAAGAAAAGTCAAAATTAAATTGATTCCTTCTAGAAATATTTTTTCTTAAATTAATTAAAGATTTTACTTTTACATAAGAATCAGAAAATTTACTTCTATTTTTAGTATTATATAAATCTTCATAATCAATCCAAAAAATCTCTTTTCTTACATTTTCATAATCGATTTTATGCTTTAAACATATTCCTTTGATATCTTCCCATTCCATTGTTTTTTTCATTTTATTTATTTCCTTTTGTTTGTTTTAACTATGTTTAAACACTATGTTTAAACTCTGAAGATAAGGGGGGAATCGAACCCCCCAAAATTCCAAATTATCTTTTATTAAATGCCATTGAAAATATTGTATATATTGCACAGAATGAACAGAAGCAAAATATATACCATAAAAAATTATTACTAATTATTTGATAAATAAATTCCATTATTTCCCCCCTTTCTTGGTCAACATAGTTTTAAAATCAGAAGTAAAAAAGTAGTTCGAATCGTCCCAATTCCACGGTTCGGAATAGCCTTCAATCTTTATATTACATTGCTTAAACACTTCCAACGCTTGGTCTGTAAGTCCGTTTTTTTCATAGTTCCAACTATAAATAAAGGATTTTCCCCTGTTCCTTGTGTCTATTATTTTGAACCTTGTGCCTTTTGTGTTGGTTGCACCTAGATATTTTGCGATAAACATTCTTTTATTTTCTGGTTCTTTTGTTTTCATTTTATTTATTTCCTTTGTTTGTTCATGTTCATATAAATTACCTCGTAACTCATCTGCTGATGTTTCATTATTATTATGAAAAAAATCAACCATTATTTTATTATCATTCATTTTATTTATTTCCTTTTGTTTGTTTATGCTGTTATTTTAATATATAATATATATTCCTGTCAAGTACTTTTTAATATTTTTTAAATTATGTGAAATTATGTAAAATTATTTTTTTTGACCGAGGGTAATCCGTGCAAAAAGTGCAACTATTTTTAACCGAATGTTGGATTATTGTTATTCTTTTTTAGGTTTTATA